CTTCTTTTAACCCAAGCACTCCAAGTCCAAGTTCTACGATTACCTGCACTAGCAAAAGTTTTACTTAAATATGCAGAACGACCATCCTCAAACTTAAGACTCTGCTCTAACTCGTAGTCAGTAGCACCACTAGGTATTGCTGTTGATTGTATTAATGCCATATTAGGTGTAGATTGCCGAGTTAGTCATATAAACATTTGTACCATCTGAGAAATAAGACAGTAAGTAAGTACCTGCTGTTGATACTGTAGCCAAAAGATTAGCATCAACCTTAGTGTTAGCGTGTGCTGATACTGTGTGTCCGCCTGAGTTGACAAGTAGTATGTTTCCAGACTGTGCGACTATGTTTGTAAAGGTTAGTGTGAAGTTACCTGTTGGAGTACATTTAAAGTTGTTACTAGCAGACATACTAAATGAGCCATCATTGTCTGTAGTCATTGTGCCTACTGCACCACCTGTTACTGTAACTCCGTTTGCGGTTGTTTCAATTTTTTTAGAGTTGTTATAATATAGTTCTACTTGGTTCCCTTGAACAAATTTGCTCATATACTCAGAACCATTAATAGCCATAATGCCAATTTGAGCGCCATTAGTTCTTAACTCTAAATTACCAGTTCCAGTATCGTGGATATAACTATCAGTACCATCGTGATATATTTCTAAATCAGCTGCATCACCAAATTTAGCTTTAACATTATCACCAAGTATCAAATCACCTGTCATAGTGCCACCTGCTTTTGGTAAAGCACTAGCACTTGCTGTTACAGGTGCGCCAGTTGACAGAGTGTAAAGACTAATCCAAGCATTATTACTTGCGTTTCTGACTTTTAATAAATCGTTACCAGTATCTGCCCAAACCATATAGGCATATTTAGTTGCAGGTTCAGAGCCACTACTGTTTTGACTTACAATTGCAGAGAACAAATTGTTTAGGTCTGAACGAGTGTTAGCACCTGTTTGGTTAGCTATTACATAATCATGTGTTGCCATAAGTGTTCCTCGTTAATTTATTATATTTTATCATTAGTTAATAACCCCTCGCTACATAATTGAATTGATGGTCTTGGTAATGTGCTCCATGCAAAACACCTACTGTAAAACCTGTTGCAGTTTCGTTTGTAATTACAACCGCATCATTGCTGTGCATATCAATAAAAGTTAAGCCTAAAGATGGTATTACTTTAAATGGCTCAGGATATGTAACATTTTTTGTGCTTGCACCAGTTTGCAACCCTCTTTGACCTTGCACTCTGTCAGGAAAGTCTACACTAACATTTAACCCTGTTATGTTTATTTGATGCGTTGGGTCACTAGAAGAAGCAGTCAATTTAAATTTTAACGCTCTTGCTCGTGTATCAGCTACAACAAATTTTGCCCAATCTGTCCATGTTGGACTTGAAGCAGGGTCATCATCTGTACTTGCAATATATAAATCACAGTTTATATCGTTTGGTACATTATCAAAATCTGCCCATGTGTCCATATAATTTGTTCTTGCGTCAATTGTGTCACCCGAAGTAAATGCAGTAAAGACTATTTGCCCAGTAACTCTTGATGTAAACACACTTCCTAAATCAATATAGTTGTCAAATTCATATGTGCCATTTTGGTCAGCACCGCCCATTGCGTCAATATAACCCCATGTGTCAAAATTACCTACAAAACTATCCCATAAAGTGTCTGCTTCAAATTTTAATAAATCATCAACAGCAATCATGTTGTTTTTTGCACCTGCAAAGTTTGGGTTTTGTGTAGATGTAACGACTTGGTTCATTGGCACAATATTTGGAACAGTTGTGCTAATAAATGATGACACTCCAGTTGACTCATTGCCTGTAGAATCTACAAATTTAGCCATGTATGAACCTGCTAAAAGTGGCAATACAGCATTTGTGTTATGTCCTGCGACAGCAGTACCAATGTCTGTTGATGATGACCAGTTAGCATTACTTGTTAAACTACTATGCCTAAACCTCACATTTCCACCGACTCTTACATCTAAGTCATTTGCTAAATCCCAAGATAGATGGGCATAACCACCAAGACTAATAAAAGATAAGTTTTGTACATTTTCAGGTGGTGTTGTAAGACCTGCAACCGTAAAGTTGCTCAATGTTAAATAATCTGAACTAACACCAATTGTATTAACTGCTCTAACTCTAAAATCATGTAATAGAGGGTCTACATCGTCAAGCCTAGCACTTGTGGTTCGGGTTGTAGTTAAAAAGTTATATGTACTGTCTGAACTAAGTTTCCACTCTACATTGTATTCTTTTACAAAAACATCTTCACTTGCTGTCCAATTGAGGTCTACCCTTACCTTAACACCTGCTGAACCAATAGTATCGTATAAAGACTCCGTAGCAGTGAGATTACTTGGTGGCACTACAGTTGTTAAATCAGGCAAATTAGCGTTTGGAGATGTATCTGTTACAGCAATTGTTCCAAAATCATAAGCATTTGCATCATATTCTAAAAGACTAACTTTTACTTCGTCTGTGTTTTGTATTCTGATTTTTATAACTCTGAATTTTTTACCACTACCACCATTTAAAGTATCCCAAGAAGGAGTTGGATGTTTAACATACACAACATCGCCTACTTCACATCTTAATGCCTCAATAGTAGAATTAAACTCAACTGTCATTTGTTGTCTTGATTGATTCAAATTAACAGTCGCTATCATTTTTGCCCTGTCAATATCTGATGTAAATGGCAGTTCAATAGATTTCTCTAATAAAAGACCGTTATCTTGCGTTCTAAGTGTTGGCGAATCAACAACTGCTATGTCAGGTTGCCATTGCCTCAAAGGGTTAAAAAAGTTAGCATTTATTCTGTTATATTGGACTTGTTTGTTACCTAGTCCTATATTCCAAGTGCCAACAATATTATCTTCAGAGAATGTAAACACAGCAGTTTCAATCTTATCTAAGACTAACTTATATTTGCCACCAGTAAATATCAAAAAACCTCTACAAGAAGTTAAAAGTTTTTTAAGAATTACCATTGAGCCACTTTGTGTGTTGACTACACCATCACAACTATACCTTTTTTTACTTACACCACCTATTGTTACATTTTCATCACAGTAATTTGCACTTGCAGTAAATGAAGTGTCATCTATTTGTGATGCAGGAATACCCCTTCCGTATCTTTCGTTTGTTAAATAATCTCTAATACATAACGCAGGATTGTCACTCCACGCTGTGGTACTTGTTCTTGGGTCATAAACTTTTACACCTTTAACATCTGCTGTTATTGTAGGCAAACCGCTTGGGAACGCATCTTGGTCAAACTCTAATTTAACATACAAATAAGCTGTTCCTCGCAACCTATGATTTGATGTCCAATTAGATACCGCACCGCTTAATCCTGTGTCGACTGTTTGGTCATCTGCACCTGTGTGTGGTGTAATTGTTACTTTGTTATTAAATCTAGCATCGTTGTATGCAATGTCGTTTAGATAGTATTGTGTAAAGGAATGTATCTCGCCCTCACCAACAGCCAAAACAATGTGTAAATATTTATTGTCAGAGCCACTTACTTCCATAAAGACACGAGTACCACCGACCCTGCGTGTTCCATATATCACAGGAATACTTGCGTTGTTTGATGCTTTGTTTACTAATAAACCACTAGCAGTAGCCTCGACTGTTTCATTAGCTAAATCAGGAGTATCAGTTAAAGCACCTGATACAGCACCTGCTACAACTGCCCCTGCTGTAGCACCAACAACTGTAGCAACCGCACCTGTAATACCTGCACTTACAACTGCTCCTGTAACGAATGATGTAACTGCTGTGCCGACAACTGCTGTAACTAAGGTGACTGCCATCTAACGACTCCTTTTATGTTAGGTACTTCTTTTAAATCTACAGGAATTACCCCATATTCTTCGGTCACTATGGCAACTTTTGACCCTAAACAAACTGCAACACTTCTCCATTTTTTAGCATGTGCTAAACTTTGCTCCATAATCACTATGTCACCAGTTTGTATAAATTGAATGTCTACTCTTTTATAACCCCACTTTAACAAATGGTCGTATATGTCACCATGTTTTTTTGCCCATTTCCACGCAGATTTTTGGTCATGCCATAAACCTACAAAATCTTTTCTTTTTTCTGAGTCATGCATAATGTCAATGCAACCAAGAGTAAACAACGGGCAATCATTAACACCAAATTTAAATGGCAAACCCATTTGACTTTCAACATAATCATGTAGTTTTTGTTCTTTATCAGGGTTCATGATTGACCCCATGTAATATCTTTTACAATTTCTGAGGCAAACTCAAAGCCTAAGTCACCTGCAAAATAGACTTGCTGTTCTTCGTTGTTAGTATGTCTACCTGTGTTTCTTGAAAAGTCTACCCAAGAATTAGTTGCTGTTATTGATACAACAGATTTTCCACTATTCCATTCCTCAGTTATTGATGGTTTGTCTATTCGACCTTCAAAGATTAAAACAGGATTAGATACAAGAGAATAACTTGTGTCTAAAAAAGCAGTATATACCTTGACTGGTCTGTCTATGTATTGCTGTGTTAAAACTTTACCTATCCAAACTTTATCAACACCTGATAAAGATATAGTTACTTTACTAACCATAACCTCTACCGTTTCTTCAATATCTGTGAAAGACAATAAATCATAAGCACCAATATAGTTATTACTGTTATAAGTTATGTCTTTAAAAGAGTCGTTCATGTAGAGTGTTTCATTTTCAAAAGAAATCTCTACTAAATGAACTGGTCTGTTAGCTTCCTTAACAACTTCTTGTTGAAAAGATGTTGTTGAGCCTCTATCCATTATATAACCTCAACTAAATCTACTTTATAACTAACAAAACCATTCGTTGATACTGACATTTCTTGTAAATCTGTCGTAAAAGCAACTGTAAATGGCACAGAGTTATAAGTTATGGCTTCATTATCAGCAACAGCACTTAATAATGGTGGTTCAATCACTAAGGATGTGCCTGAATCGGCAGTTAATGTATAAACCTTGTCATGACCAGCAAATTTTAAAAAATCCCCTGCTTTAAGCGTTCCTGTTAATCCATCACTTACAATTGTTGTAGTGCCAACTGCATAACCACCTGAATTATTAACAAGTAGAGTTCCAGTTGCTGTTCCGCTTGTGTTTCCATAAACAGGTGGAATAAAAGTAAATGTATTAAATTGACCTTTTTGTAATTGAGCAAATGCCCACACAGGAGCAAATTCTGTTCTATTTAAAGGTGGATAACTTGCCGATATAAGCCATCTCTGTCCACCTCTTTGTCTTACTTGTCTTTTTAAGGACTGAGTGACACTTGTGAAAGTAGGGGTTATACTTCTAATAGATATTGTGCTTGGAACTGGTGTCGTTGGAAAACTCATATTAATACCTGCTGTCCGTTTCTTTCAAATGCTTGTCTAACAACACCTACAATTGTTGGTGCGTTTTCTACTATTACTGTACCTGCTGTTCTTGGGTCTAAAGCATTTACTTGTGGTGAATATGTCACATTAATAACTGTACTACCACCTATTTGATTATTTGGAACTATATCTCCTGAACTTTTAGGTACAAATAATTCTGCGCCTCTTTCACCAACCATGTATGGCTGACCTGCATTTACATTACCACCATTTGCTCTTGGCGGAAAGATACTGCTAAGGCTTCCTGAAGTACCAGTTGCAAATCCACCAACTGCTCCACTTATAAGAGATGACAATGAATTTGCTAATGGTTTAGCTATATTGTTTCTAA